TTCGCTGTATATGCAGCTTAACTACAAGCCTGCAATAGAGATAGCAGAGGAGGAGGCAATCAATACTATTCTTGAAGAGAATCATTACTTAGATTTAAGAAAACGCTTTGACTATGACCTTGCTGTATTGGGGATTGGAGTGGCAAAGCATGAGTTCCTAAAGGGGGCAGGCGTGCAGGTGTCTTACGTGGACCCTGCCAATATTGTGTATAGCTACACAGAGGACCCACACTTTAAGGATTGTTTTTATTGGGGAGAGATTAAAACTCTTCCTATTACAGAGTGCATGAAGATTGACCCTTCTCTAACTAGAGAGGACTTAGATGAAATATCTAAGTACAGTCAGTCTTGGTACAACTACTACAACACAGCTCAGTTTTACGAGAACGATATATTTTATAGAGATACTGTAACCTTAATGTACTTTAACTACAAGACCACTCAGAAAATGGTCTATAAGAAAAAGATTATGGATACGGGTGGCACCAAGGTTATTGAGAAGGATGACCAATTCAACCCACCACCTGAAGCAATGGAGGAGGGAAGATTTGAAAAGATTGAGAAGACTATTGATGTTTGGTACGATGGCGTAATGGTTATGGGTACCAACATACTACTAAAGTGGGAGTTGGCTCACAATATGGTCAGACCAAAATCTTCTAGTCAGCACGCACTACCTAACTACGTTGCTGTCGCACCAAGAATGTACAAGGGTGTTATTGAGTCTTTGGTAAGAAGAATGATTCCGTTTGCTGATTTAATTCAGATGACACACCTCAAGCTGCAGCAGGTTATTGCTCGTGTGGTCCCTGACGGTGTGTACATAGATGCAGATGGGCTTAACGAGGTTGACTTAGGTACGGGTGCAGCATACAATCCCGAGGATGCACTAAGGCTATACTTCCAAACAGGTTCGGTAATTGGTAGGTCTTACACGCAGGATGGAGAGTTTAACAACGCTAGGGTTCCTATTACGCAGCTAAACTCTAACAGTGGTGCAGGGAAAACGCAGATGCTTCTTGCAAACTACAACCACTACCTCAATATGATTCGTACAGTTACGGGTCTTAACGAGGCAAGAGATGCAAGCACGCCTGACCCTAACTCGTTGATAGGTCTTCAGAAGCTTGCTGCATTGAACTCAAACGTGGCTACACGACACATTCTCGATGGAAGCTTGTTTATATTTAGAAGTATCTCTGAGGCTTTAACGTATAGGGTTGCAGATATTTTAGAGTACGCAGATTTTAAAGATGATTTTGCAAACAAAATAGGTAAGTACAACATAAGTATTCTTAACGACATATCGGACCTATACATCTATGACTTCGGAATATTTATTGAAGTTTCTCCTGACGAAGAAGAAAAAGCGCAGCTCGAACAAAACATTCAAATGGCATTATCTAAACAAGATATTAATCTTGAGGATGCTATTGATATTAGGGAGATTAAGAATATTAAGCTCGCTAATCAATTGCTCAAGCTAAAGCGTAAGCAGAAGCAAGAGCGCGAGGAGAAGATGGCTATGCAGAAACAAGCTATGACAGCACAGCAACAGATGCAGTCTCAGCAGATGGCGGCACAAATGGCTATGCAAAAACAACAGCAAGAAATTCAGGGTAAGATGCAGCTTAAGCAGGCTGAGGTCGCCTTTGAGATTGAGAAGCTGAAGAACGAAGCTGAGTTGAAGAAGATACTTATGGCTGAGGAGTTTAACTACAATCTACAGCTACACAACATGGCTGAACAAAGATTACAGGGTAGAGAAACTCAAAGAGAGGATGCTAAGTCTCAGAGAATTAGTCAACAGAATACTCAACAGTCCAAGCTTATCAACCAAAGAAAGAATAACCTACCTCCAATGAACTTTGAATCTAACGAGGATAGTTTAGATGGATTTGACTTTGCTGAGTTCAACCCTCGGTAGTCTAAAAAAGTAGACAATATTTTATTATTAACTTTGCAAAAATCTAATTAAATGGAAATTAAAGTAAGAGCCGTAGGCGAGGTGGAACAAAAGTCCACGCAAGAAGTAGAAAAAGAATTGCTTGACAAGCACGAGCAAGAATTAAATAGTGTTGAAGAAACACCAACCGTTGCTGAAGAAACTACTATTGAAGTAGAGACTGAGGCGCAGCCAACAACTCAATCCTCAGAGTTAAAAGAGGAAGATGTTCTTTCCTATATTAAGAATAGGTATGAAAAAGATTTTACATCGGTGGGAGAAATGTTCGAGGAGAAAGGCTCCAACGAAGAACTACCCGAAGATGTAAAAGCTTATTTCGAATACAAGCAAAAGACAGGCAGAGGAATGAGCGACTACATAAAACTTAGTCGCGATTTTGATGCTATGGATGATGACCAACTTTTATCTGAGTATCTACTAGCTTCAGGCGAGGCTACAGATGCAGAGGATGTAGAGTTCATGATGGATGATTTCTCATACGATGAAGATTTGGATGATGAAAAAGATATCAAGAAGTCTAAGTTGGCTAAAAAGAAAACTATTGTAAAAGCCAAGAAGTTTTTCAATGAGCAGAAGGAGATGTACAAAGAGCCCCTTGAGTCAAGCACGGCTTCAATCTCAGAGCAACAGCGAGAAGCTTTGGAATCTTATAATCAATATGTTGAACAGGCTAAGACTCAAGAGGAAGAGTTAAAGAGAAAGCGTGATTGGTTTTTGAAAAAAACTGACGATGTATTCAACTCGGAGTTCAAAGGTTTTGACTTCAAAGTGGGTGAGGATAAAACGCTAACTTTTTTACCAACCAAAGATGTCGATGAGCTGAAGAAAGTAAATTCTAATTCATCAAACTTTGTAAATAAGTTTATCAATGAGTCAGGTTTACTTGAGGATGCAAGTGGATATCACCGAGCCTTAGCCATCGCAAACAATCCTGAAAGGTTTGCCAAGTTCTTTTATGAGCAGGGTATGTCAGATGCGACTGAAGGTGTAGCACGTAAGATGAAAAATATTAATATGTCTGAACGTAATACTCCGCAGGTTGCTCGCAGCAAGGATGGTTTGCAAATTAGGTCTTTATCTGCGCCAAGCAGTAGAGGCTTAACTATTAAGAGTAAAAAGAATAAATAACTAAAAAAAGCTAGAAAATATGGCAGGAAGTTTTACAGGTTCCGGTTTTGACCTACAGCCTTCAGCACAGCAGGTGCCGTTGGCAACAAATTATATAACCGACTTCAACTTTTTAAATCAGTATCTACCTGATACTTATGAAAAAGAGTTTGAACGATATGGAAACAGAACTATTAGTTCTTTCTTGAGATTAGTAGGTGCTGAGATGCCTTCAAACTCTGACCTCGTTAAGTGGGCGGAGCAAGGTCGTCTCCACATTAAATACACTCAGTGTGGTGTGGCAGCATCTGTAAATGCTCTTGAAGCAGCCTTTACAATTAACGATGCACTTGTTCCTGACAGAGCAACCATCGGGTTAACTGCAGGAGGAATCGCCTTAAGAGAAGGACAGACTGTTGTTGTTGTTAAGAACGATGGTTCAGGTGAGAACAAGGGTGTTATCACAGACGTCAACACAGCTACTAGTGTTGTAACAATTGCTTTCTATGAGGCAGCCGGATTTACAGGAGGTACAGGAACAGCAAACGCTGATGCTACAATCTTTGTTTATGGCTCTGAGTTCCGTAAAGGAACAGTTGGAATGGAAGGTTCTCTTGAGTCTGATGACTTCATCTTCGAGAACTCTCCTATCATCCTAAAAGACAGATACACTGTGTCAGGTTCTGACATGGCTCAAATCGGATGGATTGAGGTTACAACTGAGAACGGTGCTAACGGATACCTATGGTATATGAAGTCTGAGCACGAGACTCGTTTGAGATTCGACGACTATCTTGAGACAGCAATGGTTGAAGCAGTTCCTGCTGAAGCAGGTTCAGGTGCATCGAATGCAGGAGCAGGAGCAGGTCTTAACCCAATCTTTGGTAACAAAGGGTCTGAGGGTATCTTCTTTTCTGTAGGACAGAGAGGTAACCTTTGGACAGGTGGTGTTCCTAACGCCCTTGCTGATTTTGATACTATCATTGGTAGATTAGATGCTCAGGGTGCTATCGAGGAGAACGTATTGTTCATCGACCGTCAGTTTGGATTCGCTATTGATGACATGTTAGCTGCACAAAACTCTTACGGAGCGGGTGGTACGTCTTACGGTCTATTCGATAACGATGAGGAGATGGCATTAAACCTTGGATTCTCAGGATTCCGCAGAGGTTATGACTTCTACAAGACTGATTGGAAATACTTGAACGACCCAACTATGAGAGGAGGGAACGTTGCGGGTACAGGTGCTATCAACGGATTGATGGTTCCTGCAGGCTCAACAAGTGTTTACGACCAAATCCTTGGTAAGAACGCTAAGAGACCTTATCTCCACGTTAGATATCGTGCTTCAGAAACTGAGGACAGACGATACAAAACTTGGATTACAGGTTCTGCCGGTGGTGTAAGAACATCTGATTTAGATGCAATGGAAGTAAACTTCCTATCTGAAAGATGTGTTTGTACTATGGGTGCTAACAACTTCGTATTATTCGAAGACTAGTATTACTAGATGGGTGGGGTGTCCTCAAGGACACTCTGCCCTTTTTTTTAAAAATTAAATTAACTTAAAATGAAATTAGAATTAAAAAACCGAGTATATAAACTCACAAATAACAAGACACCACTGTCTTGTATTATCCCATCAAGAAACAGCCAACGTAGCCCATTACTTTACTTTGATGAGGAGAAGGGTTACAATCGTGCTTTACGATATTCAAGAAACCAAAAGAGCTGCTTTGAAGACGAACAGGACGGCAGTGCTGTGGTAGAACCAATTATCTTTGAGGATGGTATGCTACAGGTTCCAAAGAACAATCCTGTATTACAACAGTTCCTACACTACCATCCCCTTAACGGAAAGAAGTTTGTTGAGGTTGACTACGGTAAGGATGCACAACAAGAGGTTGCACAACTAAATGTTGAGGTGGATGCATTGATTGAAGCTAAGTCACTTAGTATTGAGCAGCTTGAGAATGTTGGAAGGGTATTGTTCTCAAGAGACGTAAGTACTATATCTACAGACGAGCTTCGTCGCGATGTATTGGTGTTTGCAAACACAAACCCCGAGGTATTTATGCGAACCATTTCAGACCCATCACTAAAGCTTCAGTCTACTATTCAGAAGTTTTTTGATGATAGGTTGTTAGGACTTCGCAACAAGGACCGTGATGTTCACTTTAACCTAAAGGGCAACAAAAAGAGAATGACAACCATCCCATTTGGTATAGACCCAATCGAGTATTTATCTGATTGGTTCAAGACCGACGATGGCGTTGAGGTGTTGCAGTTCCTAGAAAAGCAGTTAGATTAATTCCATTATATTTGCATCATGGAAAAATATTTACGTATAAACTCACTATCTGTAGCCAAGGCAGGTGTCGCATCTCTCACCCCTTCAGCGGCTAATACACTTACCACCGATGGCAATTACAATTTGAGGACCTTCGTATCTGAAGGGGACTTTATATTAGTATCAACAGCAGCTTCTAATGGACCTGCATATTCACTTGACAAGGTAACGGCAATTCCCGATAGGTCGAACGCAACATTAAACGCTCTTTTTGCAATACCTGCGGGGAAGTCAGTTAACATATATGATAAGGACAAGCGAACAGATAATATTATTAGATGTTCTGATATTGTATCTATAGTTCAAGTCGGAGGCTTAAGAGACTTCGCTGCAGGTCCACCTGCGGAAGGGTTGGTATACAATGGTATTGAGATTCAATATACGGGCGGAGCTTTAATGACTATTGTGTTTGAGGGTAATGAACCTGACGAAACTAAGGTAAGTCTTTTCCTTAATGCTCTTATCAATCAGATAGAAACACACTTGCAGTCTAGTGCTACCAATGTAATGGCACGATTTGTTATTCCTGCAGGCTCAGAAGAGTTTGTGGCTATACAGAGAGGTTCAGCAGCAGTTGCAGTTTCTTAGTATATTTGCAGAGTATTTTTTAACAACCAAAAAATTTTTATAATGGTTAAGTATATAACTTTCGACTCCACAGGTGAAGGGGTCATACACGTACCACTTGGTAGTGGTATGTTAGCTAAGTACATTAGTGCTACGGAAACTCACTTGTATTACGGACAATGTCTTACAGGACAAGCAGGTGCTGCAGGTCAAGTTAGAGTTCAACTAGCTTTAACAACGACATCCGCAACTCAATCCTTAGTGGACAGAATTAACAATGCTATTGAGGAGGCAATCACAAGTAATTGGAGAGAGGTTGCTCATGCAGTTAGTATTCCTTCAGGGCAGGGCGTAACAAGTGCTGCTGTTACACAAACCGCAGGTCTTTAAATTTTTGTATTATGTTAAAGTATATATCTATAGAAACAGTAAATAATGGGAAAGCATTAATCCCTATAGGCTCAGGTTTGTTTATTAAAACATTCGGAGGTTTTATGCTCTTGTATTACGTAGACGCTTTAGGTCAGAGGGAAGAAGAAAGTTCTATCCTTGAGCTTCAGCTTTCAGGAACAGGATTTAATCAGGCTTTTACAGACAACGTTAACGCAGCTATTGTTGAGTCGCTTCGAAGTGACTATAAGGCAAAACCTGTTGCGGTAAAAATACCTTCAGGTGTTGTTGTGAATAGTTACTTAGTTGATGTTGCGTAACACACGCAGCCTACCAACAACTTAATTAGGGGTCAAAGCGACCCCTTTTTTTATTTTGTATCTTTAGGTAAATATTTTAGCAGATGATAAACTCGGTTAGAAATACAGTGCTATCGGTGCTTAACAAGAATAACTACGGATATATCTCACCTGCCGATTTTAACTTGTTCGCCAAGCAGGCGCAACTTGATATATTTGAGGACTATCAGTATCAGTACAACTATCAGGTTAACGCGGAGAATGCTCGTCGTTCGGGCACAGCATTGGCGGATATAAAGAAGGGGTACGAGGAGGTGCTTAATACGTTCTCTCGATTTGATTTTTTAAGTCATATAGCAGGAACTAGTTTTTTTATGCCTAGCGATACCACCACGGGATTCGACTATTTCTTTATTAATAATGTTTTTGTTTACACCACTCAACTAGCTACAGGTACATCCACTGCATCTGCTGCATTTCAGTTAACAGATAACACGGTAGACTTCGCTGCGTTGGGTGTTGAGATAAACGATGTGGTGGTAAACACCACAACGAATGCAGGTGCTACAGTACTAGGTGTGTCATCAGACACACTAACAATAAGTGAAACTATATTTAATGCGGTTGGTGGAGAAGCTTATGTTGTATATGATGGGCAGTATGGTTTTAATGAGGCAGAGCGTGTACTCAACGACAAGATTGTTTTGCTGAATCGCTCCTTGCTTACCACGCCTTCAAGTATGTTCCCTGCATACATTCAGAATGAAAACATTCTTACACTGTTTCCTAATACAGTAAATGACTTTGGTATGGTAAGGTGTCAGTACCTGAGATATCCTAAGGACCCTAAGTGGACGTATGTAGCCTTAGCGGGCGGTGAACCTGCGTTTGACCAAGGGAACTCTGACTATCAAGACTTTGAGCTACCGTTGGATGATGAGCCAACTTTGGTAATGAAGATTCTTCAGTACGCGGGAATGTCAATCAGAGAGGCAGCGGCTGTACAGTTTGCCAAGGGTGACGAACAGTATCAAGACCAAGAAGAAAAATAATAATAGATGCCTTATATATCACAATATCAATATTACGAGAACAATGGCAACGCACCCGAGGATGCTAATTGGGGGTCCTAT